GCTTGTGTTCTTAGGGCTAGATTGAATCAAGCATTTAAGAAAAACTATAAAACAGGTTCAGCTGTTTCTGATTTAGGCTGTTCTATAGAAGAATTTAAGCTATACTTAGAATCTAAGTTTCTTCCTGGAATGACTTGGGATAATTGGTCTAGAACTGGTTGGCATATAGATCATATAAAACCTTTAAGTGGTTTTGACTTAACAGATCCTATACAACTTCAAGATGCTTGTAAATATATAAATCTTCAACCATTATGGGCATCAGATAATATAAGTAAAGGTGGTATATAATGGCATGGGTACTTCCAGAAGTTGTAATTCAAAAAGTAATAGCACACGGTATCAAACAGCTTAGATCCGATAAGGCCGCTTTCTATGATCTTTTTGGTCAATTCACTCAAGATGAGTTAGACTCTGATTATGGCATCAAGTACTTAGATGAAGTTTGGTCTTGGTTTTCAACTACAAAAATTCCAGTAGTTAAGGCTTGGAATTTCAATGCCCAAATCATCCCTTGCATAAGCATTCATTTGGCCAATGAGACTGAAGATGAATCTAAAGCCTCATTTGGAGATCTAGCTGGAACATTTGACGATAGTGGAGAAACTGGTACTGGTGTTTTTACAGTGATGGTGGATATCGGTATTCATGCTAATAAAGCTGGTGATCACGTTTTATGGCTATATTATATAGTTGCATATTGTCTCTTTAAACATAAGATGATGACAGAGCGCTATGGGATCAAATTGCATACTTTTAGCGCTTCCGATTACAATAAAGAAGCCAGTAAGATGACAGAGAACATATGGACTCGTTGGGTTAGATTTAAAGGAACTACTCAGAACTTTTGGTCTGGTCAGCCTTCTACTCAAATAGATGAAGTAAATGTTGACTATACCGTAGGTATGGATCCTTCATTAGCTGGTGGAATTGCAGCTTCAGATGATGTTGACATTACAACTATAGATACGACTGTTAATAATGGAGTTAAAGCAAGTCGTATAAATGATTTTGAGGGCGAAGAAGACTTAAATATTTGAGCTTAATAAGGAGAGAGTGTGGCAAAACAAAAATATAACTATAATACAGTAGAGGACACAATGGAAGAAGTACGTAAAGAAAAGATTGATTTTGATCAGTGGTTCGCCCTTAGAAGTGAACAAATTCCACCCCAACACCATAAAGAGATAATCTTGGCCGATTTCAAGGGACGTAAGGTTGCCATGGAATCAACTATAGAGGAATTTGATTGGGCCCTTAGCAAATATGGTGTAGAATTAAAATAAGTTGCACTTTATATTAAGTAAAGAGGATAGTTATTATCAGATTTTCAGCTAAGCACTGGTGATATAATTGAAGTTAAAGGATATATGTGCGAAGACCCACACTATGGGCTTATTTTGCTCTGATTATCCAACTCTGAACAAGAGTTTAATTAGAAAAGATGACTTAAAAAAGATAGGTCTAATTTAAGGAGAATATGGTATGGCAATCAATGTAAGTTTTAACGGGGCTACAATTTATAAACCCGGCGCTTATTCAAAAACATCTATCGACCTTGGCGGTGGTTTTCCACTTAGTCCAACTGGCATTATTGCTATCTTTGGTGAAGCAGATGCTGGTGCGCCAGGTGCGTCTGAAATTAATATAGCAAACAATGTATTTTCACCTGATGCACTTCCTGCAATTAGATCAAAATATAAAAGTGGAAATATTGTTGATGCTTGTAATTTTTTATTTGCACCAGGAGCTGATGGTGCGATTCCAAGCGGAGCACAAGCTGTTTATATTTATAAAACAAACGCTTCCGTAAGAGCATCTAATGTTCTTGCTTCAAGCTATGGAACAGTTAGGGCAAATGAGTGGGGAACCGGTGGAAATAGAATTTCTATTAAAATCACTGGTGCCGGAACTACACGCACGATCACATTGAATCAAAAAAGAGATTTACTAATTGAATCTGCCACTCTTGGCGGAAACATCTTATTGAATGTAGTTAATGCTGCTGCTGGTTCTACTCTAACAGTTGACGCAACAAAAATTACTTTACATCAAGGTGTATCTTTAGTAGATACTATTTTCTTAAAAGCTGATATGAATAGCATTCAAGATTTAAATGATAGTATCAACATCCTTGGAGATGGTTGGTCTTCAACATTAACTTCTGGACAAGATCCGCGATTATCTGTTTCTGTAATTGATTATGGAACTGGTTCTGTTGCAAACCTTGGCGGTTTAAATCTCCTTAAGGATGCTTATGAAGTTCAACAATTTTTTGCTGCTTCAACCATTGCATCACTAATCACTCCAGCGACTTCTGGTCTTCCAGTTGCATTATCTGAAACAATGCTCGCTGGTGGAGTTAAAGGTGCATCACTTACTGCAGAGATTACTAATGCTCTTTCAAAGTTCGAAAAATTTAGAGTTAATTCTGTTGTTCCATTATTTTCTAGAGATGCTACTGCAGATATTTCCGACAACTTAACTGATGTTTCTTCTACATATACAATTGACGGAATCAATCAAGCAGTTAAAACACATTTAAGTTTAATGTCTACAACTAAGAAAAAATCTGAAAGACAAGGGTATTTATCTGTAAAAGATACTTATGCAAATTGCAAAACTAAAGCTATGGCATCTGCATACTCAAGGGTACAAATGGCATTCCAAGATGTTAGAAACATCGATGCACAAGGCGTTATTAAGTGGTTTCAACCATGGGCTGGAGCATGTTTACTTGCTGGTGCTCGCGGCGGATCTCCAATTGGAAATCCATTAACATTTAAATATTTTAATATGTCAGGTATCAGACACACTGCGCAAGCAATGTCTACTCCTGAACAGAACATTGTTATTGATTTTGATCCAGATACACAGTATGATGATGCAATTCAATCTGGTCTTACTTTTTGGGAAGCTCCACAAACCGGTGGTTTCCGATTGGTTGTAGATAATACAACTTATGGAAAAGATGGTAATTGGGTTCTTAATCGTGGACACGTTCAGTATGCTGCAGACGTATTAGCATTTGACTTTAGAAGTCAACTTGAAAATATCTATGTTGGTTTGAAAAATACTGTTTCTGCAGTAGAAATTAAATCTACATGTGAATCAATTCTTTCTACATACTTAGCTCAAGGTATTACAGTAAGTACTTCTGATGCTAAAAATGGATACAAACAACTTGTTGTTCAAATGAATGGCAGTACAGTAAATGTAAGTGTTGTAGTTAAGTTAGTCGAAGGTATAGATTTCGTACTTGCGGATATTACATTGCAACGAGCAACTCAAACAGCTTAATCTAACCAATCTCTGTTAAGAAGTTCAAGACACAAGTCTTGGGCTTCTTGAGTTTTATTATCAGACTTAGCAAAGTTTCCATCAGGCCCGTGAGTAATCATGGGTCTTAAATTTTTGAAGTGCTGCAACTTAGTTAATTCATCTTCATTCTGCGCTTGACTACAAGGACAGATGTGATCTATAGACCAGTAAGATCCATAGTTATCCCAAATTAAGTCATCGGTAAATTGATTTTCAATATGAGCCTTAAAGTCCTCAAAAGAGCAACATAAATATTGCTCTAACTTCTTATGCTTCTTCAAATCTTTTCTAGTTAAATGATTGTATAAAAGTGACCTCATGTTACTAAGTAACTTAAACTGAGGATCAGATTTCTTTCTATTGGCTTGATACTCGGCAACATAACTAGTATGCTTATCAGCATTCTCTTCACGCCATTTATAAGTTAACTCTTTATGTTTATCTTTATTATTTGAATGCCAGCGTTTTCTACTTTGTTGTTCGCGTTCATTATTTTCCTTCTTCCATTTTTGAGAAACTGAAGTAATGCATTCAGCACATTTTGATTTGACACCAAACTTGCCAGCAGTCTCTTTATGGAACCTATCTAACATTTTTTCTACTTTACAGGCCGTACATATCTTCGTCATGTTTCTATTATACCCTATACCTTCAACAAATTCACAACTTTCCCGTTTGTAATATATTGACACCAATATTAACTTATTTTCTGATATAGTATCTTTAAGTTCAATAAAGAACTTCAAAAATGGAAGGTAATGAGCAACCACAAGCTCAAAAGGAATTAAAAAATGGCAGCTAAAAAACCAAGTTTTATAACGGGCGCGAACGCAAAGATTAAAGTTGGAGGTAAGACTTTCGCTTACGCTTCAGATGTATCTTATCAAGTTACAGTAGACACCATTCCTATAGAAACAATGGGCCGATATGAAGCGGTGTCAAATGAACCAGTTAATTATTCCGTATCTGGAGAATTAAGTGTTGTTCGTTACACAGCTATTGCAAAGAACAATGGCATGCCATCTACCAATACTGGTGGAAACGGTATGGGAAAAGTTGATTTTACAACTGGCGGAAATGGTTCACACCATATGGATCCAGGTAACATTTTATTTTCTCAAACTGCAGATATTTCTGTATTTCAAAAAGAGCAACCTGCTGCAACTTCTGGCGGTGGAACAGCTACCGTTACTGATTCAGTAGAGTTTATTACTCTTAAGGATTGTAGATTTACTAGAAAGAGTGCTGCACTTAATAAACGTGGTATTCTAGTAGATAGAATGGCTTTTGTTGGCATCCTAGCTGATGATGATTCTTTTGATTCATCAAATTCTGGTGATCAGGACTTAGCTTAATCTAAGTAATAAAATTAAGTGTAAGTATTGTATAATGGTTTCATGGCAAACATGAGACCATTTTTTATTTCTGGAGCAAATGCAAAAATCAAGCTTAATGATAAGACATTAGCTTTTTGTACCGAATTGTCCTATTCTATTCAAATCATAACCCAAACTCCTAAAATATTAGGTATGTATGAAGGTTCTTCAATTGAACCTTTAGGTTACTCTGTAACTGGTAGTTTTACTATAATTCGCTATGCTAAAGATGCAGGCTCCAATATTGGTGGAAAAGTGCCACATGGAGTTGCAACAAACGATGCAGGTAATGGAGTTGGAAATTTAGGTGGAGTGTGGGGCGGTGGAGCTGGTAACTTTTTTGCCCGCAACGGTATCGGTAACGATGGCAGAGCCAATGAAGCACTAGATCCAAGCAAATTTCAAAATGGTACAACATTTGATGTTCAAGTTTATCAAAAAGTTCCAAATGGCGATACAATTGGCGTAGCTAATATAAGAAATTGTAGAATAACACAGGCTGATTTTCAATTAAGTAAAAAAAGCGTTGCAACACAGAAATTTAACTTTACTGCACTCTATGTTGACGAAGACTCATTTCAAGCTTCTTTTTCAGGAGTTGGGCAACATTTTTAAACTAATAGTGGTACAATATATAGATGAAGATTGCTTGTATTTATAAAATTGTCAATAAAATCAACAATAAGATATATATTGGATCTACTAATAACTTTAGTCAACGTAAACGCCAACACCTACATGATCTACGATACAAAAAACACGGCAATGATCATTTGCAAAAATCATTTAATAAATATGGAGAATGTAATTTTTATATTGATATCTTAGAATTAGTCGATATTGAATTCTTAATATCAAGAGAACAGTTTTGGATAGATTCGCTTAATGTTATTAACCATATGATAGGTTATAACAAAAATCCAATTGCTGGCACTACGGCAGGTAGAGATCCAAGTATAGCTAGAAAAACAGTAGAAACACGTAGAAAAAATAATCCTAATTGGCATCCGGTCGATATTAGTCAAAGAATTAAAGATAGTCTTAAAAATATTGATCAATCTCATAATGAAGCAACTAAGCAGAAAATAAGTGCTTCTATGAAAAAAGCAGTTGTTAATAGGGATCCAGAATCTTATCTAAAGATGGCGAATACTAAAAAAGGTAAACCAATAATAAAATGTCGTAAAAAAGTTAAATGTGTAGAACTCAACAAAGTGTTTGATTCCATACAATTAGCAGCAGACGAACTAAAATTACAAAGAACCGGCATATCTATGGTCCTTAATGGAACTATGCAGAAAACTGGTGGATACACCTTTGAAAGAGTTACATAATGTCAGGATTCAATAATAAGCCACCAATTGGTCAAAGATTATTAGATAACATTACTAGTAATGTGTCTGGCATATTTTCCACAAAACCAACAGCTAAATATGTCTCTGGTGCAAGATGCGTTCTAAAAATTAATGGTCAAGTGAGTGCATTTGCATTTGCTATCTCTTGGAGAATAAACACTCAAGTTACTGAAATATTAACTATAGATGATTACTTTCCTGCAGAATTAGCACCTCAACGAATAAGTGTAGAAGGAACTATCTCGGCGTTACATATTCCTGGAAGAAACCCAGGGACAGAGCTTTGGCAAGCAGATGCTTTACATTTTTTATTTCAACAATACATTGATATTGAAGTTAGAGATTCGGCAACAAATGAATTATTATTTCATACAAATAGAGCAATAATAACTTCTAGACAAGAAGATCTACGAGTGGACTCTCTCTCTAATGTTCAACTTACTTGGAAAGCAATTGGCTTTCAAGATGAGCGTAAACCAGAACTACCTAACTCTAAGGCACCACCAGAAACAACCTCTTCTAGAGTGGCTAGTACAGCACAAAATGCCTTTAATGCCATTAAGAAATTATTCTAAGTCGCTAATAGGTACTTCGGTATAATGTCATATATACACATAGGAGTATGAATGGACTTACCAAATAAAGAGCGCACTTTCCATATCGACCATATTGGAGCAGATACTGGCAAAAAATATGAAGGCCAATTTACTGTTTTATGTTTATTAAATGCTAGTCAAAAACACGCTATGGCATTAGAGGTAAATCGCCTTCTAGGTAACAATATTAATCCAACTGATGAATTATCAGGTTTTGCTCAAATCTTTGCGAATTTACGAGCTAAGATAGTAGATGCACCAGAATGGTGGAAACAATCACGTGGTGGTTCTACAATAGATGACGAAGATTTACTTGTTGTCCTGCATCAAAAGATAAAGGAAGCAGAGGGTCAATGGAAAGAAGATTTGAAGAAAAAGACTCAAGCAATTCAAGAGAATTCAACCTCGTCGACTCAATAAAAATAATTGCTGCCTACAATGCTAGAGCAGAATTAGATACAGAAGAGCAACTTCTCTTGTACCTCCAAAGCTGGTGGAGTCGATTATATAATCGACCACTAAAAGATCCATTATTGTTATCATATTCTTTAGAAGAACTTTTATATGAATTTTATGACCGCATAGAGCGAGCTAAGGCAGAAGAAGAGCGCCTTGAGCAAGAAGGTGATAAGATAGAAGTAGAAAAGGAACAGAAAGCTTTAGATTGGGCTGAACAGATGGAGTTACAGGAGTTAAAGGATATGCAAGATAAAATTGCACCCGTTGAACCCATAGATCCAACTCAAAGTCCTGAAAATGTAGCTTGGATGGAAGAACAACTTCAACAAGCTAAACAGCTTTATGGTGATTCTTTTGGTGAAAACATTAATGAAAACTTTGATGGGTAAATATGATAGATGAATCAAATAAATCAGATAAACCTGCACCAAATTCTATAAGAGGATATGGAGAAGAATTAGCTGAAGAATTAAAGTCACGTTCTTTAAGCGAACAGAAGGATAGAGAGCGTGCAAAACAATTTGGCGATGCAGAAGAGTTGTTAAGGACAACTAGTGTACCATATCGTTTAATTAAAGCGGGCTTTAAGTCTTTACCAAAAGATCCAACTCAAATTGGATCCATAAAAGAAGATATTCAACATAGGATTAGAACACATACAGTTAAGTCTTTAGAGCGAGCTAAGTCGCAATTATCTAATATAGTTTCAAATGAGTTCACAAGTACTGCAGTAAATAGTGCTGTTGCCGAAGTAGCATATTCACCTGAGATATCTGGAATGGCTCAAGCATATAAAGACATGCCATACGCTGAGCTTCAAAAAATAAAGTCTACTGAGTTGACTGCAGTTAGTGGAGCAGGTTCTCAAGCTAAAGCTCTTACAAAAAAAGTCTTTACGGCAAGAACAATAACAGATCCGAATAATATGGGTTCTGAAAAAGCATATGCAGGTATTGAACAGCAAATAGAAGCTAGAAATAAGTCTGCCAATGTTATTGCAGCAGTTGAAACCGAAGAGCGTCGTAGAAAATCGCTTGGAGAAGATCCGCGATCGCAAGAAACTATGCGTTTTGGTTATCAAAATAAAGCAACAAAGATGGTTGAGCAAGAAGAGATTAGAAAGACTGGGAAGTTTAATATAACAGATCCAGAATCTGGTAAACAAAAATCAGTAGAGTTAAAAGATGCAACACAAGAACTTACTAATTTATTTAAGATGCTTGCAGAAGATACTAAAAAACTCTCTACTGCTTCAATTGAAGAAGCGAAAATTATAGAAGAGAAAAATAAAAAAACTACTGAAGCAATAAAAAAGACAGAACAGGCACTTGAAAGCAACACTGGTGGAACTGGTGGAGCTTCTAGGTCACAATGGGCATCTGCTGCTGCAGGTGGTTTTGGTGCAGTTGGTTCTGGCGTTCAGCAAGTAATGGTTAATCAACGTTTACAGCAAATGGGCAATATTGCTGGTTTTGGCAATATTGAAAACCAAAAATATGACATGTATAAAGCAGGACGCTCTGGCGACGTTATGTCTCAGATGTTACTTGGTGGTTTCGGAACAGCAGAGAAGTTTGGAAAAGAATTGGCGACCGGACAAGGGGTTGCTAATACTGCATTTTTAGCAGGTGGCGTTGCCCAAACCGCTGCTGGTGGTTTTCAAATGGTTGAAGGTGCTGCTCAGAAAAATCCAGTATCTGTAGTTGCTAGTGGACTTTTAGGAAATGCTGGAAATGCTACTGCTGAGACATTATCTGGTGCATCAAATATTGCACAAGGTCTATCTACAACTGCAGTAACAGGTTTCGATATTGGTCGTAAAATATCTACAAGTCAAGCACAAATACAAGGCACTCAAGCGAGTATGGAAGCACAACGTGCAATGCTTGCAATTCCTGCTGCTCAAATGCAAGGTTTTCGCGACTATGGCGTAGGAATAAGTGTTGCAGCTCAGGGTATGGGATCTAAAGGTGAAGCTTTCTTAAAAGAGGGAATGACTCCGGGCAATTTACAAAAAATGACTAATTCTAGAATTAGTCCTGAACAAATGGCTCAAATGTCTCAAGTTGGCGTCCAACAAATGGGAAGTCAATTTAATCAAGAGCAAATATTTACAGCTCGTAATTTAGAACGCTCTGGCATGGGATCGATGGGCGACAATATGCAAAGAATGGCGACATTGGCACAGGCAGGATCTAATAATCCTCAAGCTGGTTTGGCGAGTGTTATGGAAGCTGCTTTAACTAAAGGTTTAGATAGTTCTAAAGCACTAAATTTAGTTGCAGAAAACACTGCATCACTAGTTCAAGCAAGTAGTGCTCGTGCAATGGGATTCGACACTACGGCAGCGGCAGCAACTGTTGCAACAGCTGCAATAGATAAAGGTGACCCTAATCAAGAATTTGCTGCTAGACGTGCAATGCAAGTTCAAGATCTTGTTGGTGGAATCGGAACAGATGTTGGTACAAATTTTGCAGCTATGGCTGCGACTTCGCGTATTGCTGCAACAACTGGTCTTGGCGGTGAAGAATCTGTAATTGCTCAAGGCTTCAGTGATGTTGATTTAAAAACCATGCGAGAAGAAAAAGACCAAAGCAAGGTTGCTGAAAAATTAAGAATGCGTGGTATTAATGTCAAAGGTGGAGATGAAGCAAAAAAATTAATTGATACTCTTACTGAAGATAGATTGACAACTACATTAGGTGTAGGTGGAACTGGTATGGCAACTGGTGCGGCACAATATGCCGGTAAGTTTGCTAAAGAAGTAATGAAAGATCCCAATTCAATTGACAAATTAATTGAAGCACAGAAAGCTGGCAAATATGAATCTAAAGACCAAGAAGCATATCTACAAAGTGCTAGCAAAGCAGCTGGTCTTAAAGGTGTAGGAGTTGATGAGTATTTAAGAGGTGCTGCAGGTATAATTACTAAAAATGACCCAAATGCCATTAAGTCTACTAAAACTGCACTTGAAGGTGAAGGTGGATCAAAAGAACTTCAATCTTTAGATAAACTTAGAACAAGCGGTTTTGCACAACTATCAGATGCTGCACTACAAGCTACAAAGAGTTTTGAAAAATTAGGTGGAGCATTAAAAGTGTTAACAGCTTTAAATGAAAAGATGGAAGACGTTAGTAAAAAAGGTGGAGAAGCTAAATTTGCCACTGCTGCTGTAGATTCTGCAGCTAGTTTTGGAAAACATACTTTTGAATTCGGCGCACATGTGGGCGAATTTGGAAAATGGATAACAAGTTTAAATTTAAAAGCAGGGACAAGTTCGGATACAGTGAGATCTAGCGACACCGCTTCGTTAAATAAATTAATTAACAGCAACTACAATACTAGAAAAGATAGTAGTTCTAGAGGACATTAATGGCAGATTTTAGAATTAAAACACCACATGCTGCTATTCTAGTTTGGAACTATGTTGATCGTATAGTTGCACCTAAAGGCGATGCGCAAGATAGTGGAGTAAAAGATCTTCATAGTGTGGAGAAATCTGATTCAATTCCAGTCATTATAAGTACGCTTTCCTGTATCTCAATACAAACTAATAAAGCAAAAGGTGCGCCAGATGGAACTTTCCAACTAGTACTTGCCCCTTTTAAAAATTGGGTATCCAATCTTACTGCCGGCAGTTGGTGTTGCATATTAATGTCAACTGAGCCAATTTCAGAAAAAGATATAACAAAAAGAGCTAATAAGAAACACGTTAAGATGATTGGAAAAATAGAATCTGTTAGATGTGAGACTCAGATGGCCGAGGATGGATCTAGAAGAACGCTTTATTATGTGTCCGGTATCGATTGGGGGCATATATTCAATTCAACGCTATATGTTGATAATTTGTTGGCAAGCAAAAATGACCCAGAAAATCAAGGAAATTCTGCAGCCGTAGCATTAAGAAATGCTTTATTTGTTGATGGATCTCCTAAGAGTTTTGCAGTTAAAGATAATTTACATTCCATATTGGGAATTTTTGGTAAAAAATTAGGTGGTTTTTCTGACGCAGGAACCGAGACTAATCGTCTTGCTAATTCTATATATAGTTTTAATATGCCGCAAGCGATGATTGATTATTTTGATTTTCGTAATGCAAGCAATGCTAAAGTCACAAGCAAAAGAATTAATGATTTTTTAACACTTAGAACTGGATCATTGACTGGGAAAAATAAGTACAAAGATACACAAGAAGCTCGTGGATATATTAATCCGTTCTCTTTACAAGGCACTCATAGTGTGTGGCAAATTCTATTAGAAAATAGCAATCCTGCCCTAAATGAAATGTTTTGTGATTTGAGTTGGAATGATAGCGATAATGGTTTAAATCTAACACTATATAATAGAATACGACCATTCTCGTACAAAGGTTTTTCTATGTCGGCTGGAGCATCTGGCGATTTAAGATCATATTTTCAATATATCAAAACACATACCTTAGATTCATCTTCGGTTGTTTCTGTAAATGCTGGAACCAACTGGCGAGATAAATTTAACTTTGTCGAAATCAAACCTCAATTTCAAGATTTTGTAGTAATTGCAAATTGGTATAAACAAAAATCACAAGTGTTTGATGCTAAAGCGTTTGAACGAGAGGGTTTTAGACCACTTATATTCGACACCAAACAATTTCCTTCAGCAAAAACAAGTGCAGGAGCTTCTGATGGAACAGATATCGATTGGAGTCAGTTAACTGTATGGGCTAAATTATTGCGTGAGTGGTACTTTGATACACATAGAATGCTAAATGGAACAATAGTTGTTCAAGGTATCGATGGATATATTGGTGTTGGAGATAATATACAATTTGAAGCAGAATTAATCAATCCTACTCCCAATATGAATAGCGGAACAGTTAAGAAAAATACAGCTGGCAATATCATGGCTCATGTTGAGTCTATAAGTCATAATTTTACAGTATCCGATGATGGGGCAAGAAGTTTTAGAACTACTATTAATTTTGTTAGGGGTATTGTGGTAAACAATAATGGAGAATTATTGGGCGATGGCTTAATGGATCAATATGCTTCAGCCACGTCACAATCACAAGACAGGAATACAAATAACGTAATAAGTACGTCTGGCACCCAAGACCCAGATCCTCAAAAAGTAAGGGGCAAGTAATGGGAGGACCTTTTGATATAGTTAAAGATAGTTCAGTTTGGCAAAATGGACACGCTTATGATGCAGTTGATCGTAAAGATCCTTATTTAAGAATAGGGATAGTAAAGAAAGTCTATCGTGATAAAAAGGGTGTTGATCTAAGGTATCTTGTGGAAATACAGGATAGAAATGATTCTATTGAGGTTAACGCGAGACTGTTAAGAAAACACGGTGGAGTTTTTAACTATGAAGATACAGTTTTACATGGTTATAAAATAAATGATAAACCAGATTCAGTACGCACCTTTAATACAAAGGCAGGCGATACGGTATTAGTTGGCTTTTTGAATGGTGAAGCTAGAGAAGCTATAATCCTTGGATGCTTAACACATCCAGCTAGAGAGACTACTGTAGATATTGAAAAGGGTCCACAATATATATCAGAATTTAATGGAATTGAAACCAAAATTAATGAAAATGGTGAATACAAAATAACATTTAAAGCAATACCTAAGAATATTAAAAAGTTGGATGATAAGCCTGTAAGTAAACTTCCTAAACCGGAATATGATGAAAAAATTGGTGGTTCTTATTTAATGTTTGATAAAACCGGCAGTTTTGAAGTTAACGATAAAAGCACAGAAGGCGGATTTCAAAATTTTAAGATAGATAAAACTAAGGGAACATTTGAGATAAACTCTGGAAAAATAAAGCTATTAATGGCTAAAAAAGAAGAAAAAGTCACTCTGACATGTAAGATGTTAGACATAATTTCTACAGATAAAATAAATGGAAAAACTAAAGATTTTAAGATGGATGCTTCTGCAACTATTAAACTAAAGAGCCCTAAAATTGCCATAGGCAAAGAGGGCAATGAGTTGCTAGAACAGATCTTTAAATTAGTTGAGGCCTTAGGTATGGTAAAACCCATATCACCATTAGGGCCTTGCACACCATTGATGGCAACCCCAGAATGGCCAGATGTAAAGCAAGTCCAATCTAAGATCAAAGAGATAACCGGTACATTTTAACTTAAGTGGAGTTATAATTAAACTATGAGTTTATTAAGTGCAGCGTTAGATTTTATCAATGGTCCAAAACCAGCAGCTAAACCACAAGGTGGAGCTAAAGACACCACTGTAGTAAATGCAGAGAGCTTTTTATCTGGAAAAGACTTAACAGAGACGTATCAAATACTTGTATCTAACTGGTATAAAGCGCAACCTTATGGTTTTAAAATGTCTATGCGCGATGGTAAAAATGTAGTTATGTTTTTACCTATAAGCCCAAGCAACCTACAGATTTCTACTAATTTTGCAACTAATATAATACCAACACTGTACGGCACTGTAGAAGAACACTCCGATGTTAGGTATTTCGATATATCGATAAGAGGAACAACAGGTATTGCTCCGCGACACGTTGATCCTCAAATTAAAGAAGGATTAAATCCTGGTGACTATTATAAAGCTTCTAGAAGAAGTGGTAGAACTGGTTTTTCTATTGCTCAAAGTGCTAAGGGGGCTGGAGCTTCTGGTTTCTTTTCAAAAACACTTGGTACATTAAACAATGCACTAACAAAAGCGTCAGAGTTGGCCAATGGTTCACCTAAACCACAACCAGCATTGATAGATGAAAATAGTGGATATGTGGCATTTCATAATTTATATAGAGTTTTATTACAATATAAAAAAGATGCTGCCGGTGTATCTAGTAGTCAAAAAAGAAAAGGACATCCATTAACTTTTTTTAACTATAAAGATAATAATGAATATGATGTTGTAGTTCGTAATTTTACGATGGAACGTTCTGCCGATAATCCAATGTTGTATAACTATTCAATACAACTAAGGGGATATAACTTGAGAACTGTTGGTGGCACAAAGATAGATGAAAATTTAGCTCAACGTCAATCTGATCTTGGAATTGATGGAGTTCAATCTTCGTCTTTATTAAGTGATATGAAAAAAATATCGAATGGCGCAAAATCAATAGTGGGATCTCTTGTAAGTGGAATTAACATACTAGGAAGATAATGGCAACAATTAACGAAGCATATAGTCACATGGCCGATATAAATCTCTGGTTGAAAGTTCAATCAGGAGATGATCTAATGCTCGCTGATGTTCCTTTTATTATCCCACTTCGTTGGAATTATTTCAAAGAGAATTGGGAATTCATTAAAGTCAACTTACTTGAAAAAGTTCCACAATATCAAAATCCAGACTTTTTAAATGAAGAAATTGCTAATTTTTCAAAATTCATTGAATCTCAACGTGTCGGTTTACAAAAAGTCAATCCATTCTCTAGTGGCGACATTCTTCATAAATTTCATTCAGTGTTCGAAAACATTGAAATTCAGTCCATTAATTTAACAAATGAAGAAGATAGAATCCTTCAGTCTGAAATAGCAAGAGTATCAGGATTTACAAAGAATGACTTTTTAGATGCCAAGATTGCTATAATAGATTATAGAGATCGTATAACAGATTCATATAATTTAGCTGATGATGATTATAATAAAGCGTATGGAAAAAGTTCCATTCCGCCACAAATCAATGCAACTACGGTTGAAATGAATTATCTATTGGTTATTCAAAATATGATTGGTGTTATAGATTTCATTCTTGTTAACTTATTTGCTGTAGATACAACCATTGACCCATTTGCATTAGCAAGAGCTAATGCAAATAATCCAGATATAGATATAGGTCAATATAGTTCTGGTAGATTAGTTAGAATCAACTATGGTGAAAATTTACAAAGTTTAGCTTATAGATATTTTGGCAATGCTGATCGTTGGATCGATATAGCAATTGCTAATGGATTAAAGGCGCCATACATAGATGAAGTGGGTAATCGTATATCTTTACTTTCTAATGGAAATGGTAACCAAATAAACCTATCAGCAACTGATTCCTTTGGTCAACTAAATATTGATAAACTATATATTAATCAGCCAATATTCTTACAATCTGACGTATATAAAAACCCAGATCAAAGGGTTATTATAGGCATCAAAAGAGTACCAGTTTCTGGAGAAATTATCCTAGAATTAGATGGTGAAAGAAACCTAGACATATATGCAATTTTAGATAATGCCCATATTAGGGTGTTTCAGCCTAATACTATAAATAGTGCATTTTTAATACTCATTCCAAGTCAAGATAAGTTAGATGATAAGCGAACAGATGATGTGCCATGGTTTTTAGCTAAAAATTCAGAAGATGAAAAAAGAGCCAAAATAGATCTACTATTAGACGCAAGTGGCGATTTAATATTTACAACTAATAACGATATAAAGTTAAGTTATGGTTTAGAGAATGCCGCTCAAGCTATAAAACTTAAAATTGTTACCGAACTTGGATCTCTACGCAGTCATCCCACTTTTGGTCTAGTAAATATTGCTGGGACAAATAATACGAATATTGAAGAGACAAAGAGTATAATAATCGATTCTATAGTGTCACAGGTTCAAGCTGACAGTAGATTTGACAGAATTGAACATATATCTGTAGACTATGCTGTAAATGCAGTTACTAATGAAGGTGTTGGGGCCATGCTGATAAACCTTTCTGTTAGATTAGCTGGGGGTAATCAAGTGATCCCTATATCCTTTACTGTTAACAACGTATAATTCACTGATAATATAGTATAATAAGATGATGAAAACTTGCTCAAAATGTCTTATTGTTAAAGAATTGACTCATTTTTATAAAAAGGAGAAGTCGTATAGGTCTGAATGTAAGACTTGTTTAAGTTTGCGACATAAAACATATAAAAGTTCTGATAAATTTAAACGTAAACCTACGCACCTTTCAACCGAAGAGAGAGAGCAGTTGTTAAAAAGTAAACAATTATGGTATCAATCAAATAAAGAGAGTATTTCTCTAAAAAATAAAGAAAAATATGAAAGAGATAAAATGCCGTTTTTAGAGAAAAATAAAATTTGGCGTAAAAATAATAAAGAATACCATTTTAAGCATATCAAAGAGAGAATCAATAATGGAGACATGTGCCTAAAAATTCGTCTCAATCTTCGTTCTAGATTAAGCATTGCGCTAAAAAATAATCAAAAAGTTGGTTCTGCTGTTTCTGATCTTGGTTGTTCTATAGAAGAATTTAAGTTACATTTAGAATCTAAATTCCTTCCTGGTATGACTTGGGATAACTATGGCATAAATGGTTGGCATATTGATCATGTAAAACCATTAATTGCATATAATTTAGTAGATCCTAAGCAACTAAAAGAAGCTTGTTATTATACTAACTTGCAGCCTTTGTGGGCTAAAGATAATTTAAGTAAGGGCGGAAAATATGGCTATTGAAATTAAGTCATTCAATCAGGTGCTCGGCGGAATGATACGTAAGGTTCTTGCAGAAACACCGCTTAATGATATTAGTGCAGGTTCGATATTATTAACTTTATTAGAGGCAGCGGCCGCTAATGATTTTGAAAATAACACATCAATTCTCAATGTATTAGAGCTTTTAAATATCGATGCGATAAAAAACAATGACTTAGATGCAAAAGCAAGTGATTTTGGTCTATCAAGACGTTCGGCTATCAAGGCATCTGGTTTAGTAACTATATCTAACTCTAATATAACAAAACGAAGTTCTGGACTATACGTCATAAAGCCGGCTCCAATTGCTGGACAAACTAAATTATATGTAAATACGACTACTGGTTGGTCTCCAAGTGGAACTCTCTATATTGGTCGTGGAACTCAAAATTTTGAAGGTCCAATTGCATATTCTTCTATAACTGTTTTTCCAACATACTCAGAGATCAATCTATCTTCTGCTTTACAAAAAGATCATTTAATTTCTGACACTATAATTGATTCTCAAGGAGAACCTGATAGACTTATTGCGGCAGGAACAATTGTTAAAATTCCAGCCAATAATCAAAATCCAGAAATTCAATATGTAACATTAAGAAATGCAGTTATTCCCGCTGGTGAAGATACTGTTACAGGGGTTGAAGTAATTGCTCTTATTGCTGGTTCTCTTGGCAATGCAGGTATTAATACAATAACTAGTTTTGATGCACCTCCATTTGCAGGAGCAAGTGTTACAAACACTTCAGCATTCTCTAATGGCAAAAACATAGAAACAGATGTCGAACTTAGAAATAGACTTAAATCATACGCAATTACTTTAGCTCGCGGTACAGCGCCAAGCATAATTGCATCTATTGTCGGTGTATCTGATCCAGATGATAGCAATCAAGTTGCCTCTGCGATTCTAACAGAACCAATTAAAGTCGGTAACCCATCTATTCTATATATAGATGATGGATTTGGTCTACAACCTTCTTTTGCTGGACAATCAGTTGATACTCTATTAAATGATGCCTCTGGCAAAGAAGAGTTTTTACAACTAGCTAATTATCCTGTCCCCCGTCCGCAAGTGATAAATGTAGATAGTGGACCTTTCACTATTGAAGATGGATCATTTTTACGTGTAATAGTAGATGGCGAAGAAGAAACAGTATTTTTTTCTACAAGTCAATTCTTGAATATTTCAGCTGCAACTTTAGCAGAAGTTATTGTAGCTATTAACGCTAATTCAACTTTATTTAAAGCGCGCTTTGTTCATGAAAGTTCAAATATGTTGTTGTATCCAGTTGCTCATGATGCAGAAACTATACAGGTTTCTGCGATAAGATCAACCGACGATGGAACAATGTTTGCAAACTCATTATTTAAATTTCCAACTGAACAAGTAAGTTATATAGCACTGTATCAAAATAGTACAAGATTACGTGAAAAAGCAAAAAGTGCAGAATTGACTACAACAGCTTATGCTCAATGGAATGTTGTAGCTCCAAGTAATATAATCATATCTGTGGACGATACACCATCTCAAGATCGTCTCTTCACCTTAAGTGATTTTGCAGGAGCTTCGTCGTTTACTGCATTAACTATAAATGATTGGGTAAGTGCATTTAATGCTAAATTTGCAGGTCTTACAGCAGAAGCAACACCAAGTCAAACATTAATTATTCGATCTAATAAAACTGGATCTTTATCTAAAATAAATATCAATGGTGGCACATTATTAAATAAGTGGTTTCCTAATTTAGCTACCACATCAGTAGGACAAACTGCACAGTTCGAATTAAATAGACAAACAGGTAATATTCGCATCTTAACAAAAATAAATAGTGGTGACTCTATCTCTGCGGGAGTTGAAGATGCAAAAGGATTTAGTTTATCTACTTCTACAGTATCTGGTAACTATAACTTTTCTACAGATGCAGCAGGTAGATCTGCTGAAATAGTTATAGTAGTTGATTCGAACTTTTGTAATCAAAAATCTATACCATTATTGATCGGTTCTACAATATCACTTTCAATTCCTAGCGCATCTACAATGAGAATTATGAGTAGCACTCTTGATACTTTTGCAACATTACAACCAGATCATTTTATTTATATAGTTAAAAGATCAGCGGGTTGGGTCAATGCTGCTAATACTGGTTTGTTTAAAATAAAAGCAAAAGGTAATCATACATCTGTAGGTGTAGATACTTTTGTAGATGTTGATAATGTTGGAGTTATAGCAGAAGCAGGAATAGTTGTTGCAGATTCTTTAGATATAAAGGGCTTTGAAACAGATGGTTTTCCTCAAGTATGGCGTGGATCTTATTTAACCAATCCTCCATCAGAACCAATTACCGGTGTTGTTGCATCATTCAATAAAGATTTACAAGGCGTGTTGGCAACAATATACAAATCAAATGCCATTAAGATAACTTCAACTACAGAAAATGATGGCAACATTGCAATACCAGTTTCTGTGGGAAGCGCATCGGTTATTTTTGCAGAAACAAACAGTTTCCAAAGTGGAAATCCATCACATGTTGCAACGCGAATTTCTGATAAATCTATGTTCTCAATGTTTAAGAGAACAGTGCCCACTGATACAAATGTATTTTTAAATAGACATATTTATAGCGATATTAAAGGTTCATTAACTGCAGATAGTTCTCCAGATGTTGCTCCATTTTCTGGAACATATAGCGAAATAATAGAATCAGTTGGTTCTCTCACTTCCAATAATGTCGATTATGATGATTATGTATCTTTTCATAGAGGAAGCAATCGCAATCAATATCGCACAATAAAAGCAAAAATTACTGGAGATAAGGTTGGTACTCAACAATCTACAGCAAGAACTGAAATTGACCATGTAATTGGTGCTGAAGTTGAATTAGTAAGGCCAGTAGCAATATCTTCAGAAGATAGTATAGTTTTGGTAATCGATAAAGATCCTACTATTAAAACTGTAGATATTCAAATGTCAAGAACTGGTAGAGTAAATTCTGGTTCTGGTTTAGGTTCTTTTAGTCCAACGACTACTGAATTCTCAGCATTTGATCAAGATAATGAACCAGGGATCGATTTTAATAACTTAACTGTTTGGGGAAAAACGATCAATAATACAGAATTTAGCGATTATGCCGTATGGATGAAAGCTAGAAATTGGTACACTACTGGCGGTATTGCTGGATCTGGTGGGAAGATGATAGTTAGATCTTCTCAATATGGACCAAATGGAAATAAACTTCGTTTTTCATTAAAATATCCTAGCAGTTCTGATCAAGATCCAACAACAACTTTTTCTAACACTCCTTCATGGAGTTTATATTCTTATTTTTTTGGCTCTGGTGCAGCGCGACCCACAACACTGGCATCTGGTGACAGCATACACATCACTGGTCCTTACCCAGACATATCAACAAATTTTCCAGGTGGAGCTTCATCTAGTGGCAACTATTATGATTATGCATTTTCTGCAGGTACACTTGCACCTGTAACAGTTGGTGATATTCTATCTATATCGAGTGGATCAGGTGTATCGAACATGAACTCTGGTCAATTTAAGATAATGAACAAGAGTGGTCTAACTGTACGTGTATTCAATCCAAGTGCATCTACAACTACTGCTGGTTCTTTTGAAACAACAACGATCACCACTGTAGATGATATCGGTGGAGCACCAACTGCATATTACATTGATACTGTTCCAGATATTGGTGGCTCTTTACATTTAACTTATTTTATAGTATACGATACGCAAGGTTCTGTTGCGGTTTGGTATGATGTTAATAATAGTGGAGCATTGCCACCAGCACATGGGGCAAATAGAGCTATTAAGGTTTCTTCTATTATTACTGGCGATAATGCTAATTCAGTAGCGACTAAAACAGGTATTGCTTTAGCAACTGATGCTTATTGGGTTGATGCAATAGGTAACACATTAACATTAGAAAATATAATTAATGGCCCATTACCGTTAGGCAATATGGGCGCAACTGGATTTTCTGTAACAGACGTAACTGGTGTAGCAGATATAACAGTTAATGGTAAATATTTTATAATGCACGATGAGAATGGTTCTGTTGCTGTATGGTACGACAATGAATCAAATGGCATCGCTGAACCATTCCATGGTTGTGATAGATCAATTAGAGTAACCGGTGTTCCTTATCCTCAGGCTAATGTGACAGTACCGGCGGCAACAGTTGCTGCTGCCACAGTAGCAGCATTAAATCCAGATCTAGCGTTTTCTGCTTCTAATATTAGTAATGTGATAACTGTAATTAATTCATCTAGTGGAAATATGACAGATGCATCAGTAGAAACTTCTGGCTTTAGTATTTCTGTAGCAAATGGAGCTCTTTCTGGCGATGAACTAATTACAAACGTAAATAGCGTATCTATATTTCCTATAACTGGAACAGATGTAAATACAATAGTTTCTACAGTCAATATTGAATCAATTATTGAATTAGTTGCGGTAGGAAATGGAGCTTTAACGATTGAAGTTGCAACTAAAGAGGACATATACGCTTATGGTGGCAATTCTACAGCACTAGCATATGGACACAATCCAACAAGTAGTTCTTTGAGAGATTATATTGCTTTATATGATGGATCAAACTGGATTAAAACATTTGATAATTCAAATCCAAATTTTGTAACAAAAGACTCTTTTATACTTAATGGTGTTGCTCCATCTATATATCAAATGGATACAGCGCCCAACTATAATAGTGCAGATATTGGAGAATATTTTAAACTAATACCAGTGAGTATAAAAAATATTCATCATCATTTAACTCAAAAAGCCTTATCACAATTACCAATTGTGTCTAATGTTAGGATATCGGATGATAGAAGAAATATACAGATCACATCTAAACAGCTTGGTTCTGCAGGAGCAATAGAGGTTGTTGGTGGTAATGCAAATAAAGCTCAAGCCTACACTATTGGTGAATCTGAACTTGCTACAGACACTAGTGGAAATTATTTATTAATTAAAATCCCTGCTTTTCCTGATACCTTCAATACTAAAGATTTAATCAAGATTCAAAATGATGCGGGTGTAAAGAGATTATCTAGATTACTATCCTCTGACAGTATCGATGTAACTAATCCATCTACTTCTGTAATTGAATATAGTTACAATCCTAAAACTATAAATACAACAGCAACTACAGAATTTATAATTACAGATGTTTCTGCTTCATATGGAAGACCTGCAAATTTTATTTGGAGATGGGAACATGACGGTTCTGCTACATTATCAAATGTAGTTGCTGGAGATCAAGTTTTTGCTTTTGGAAATACATTACCATGGGATCAAGGTAATAAGGTGCGTGTTGGCGGCGATGGAGAAGTTGCCGGTTTACCAATTATTGCCGTAAATGACGCTTTAAATTATTTTGATATTGTTAATCCATATGGACGTCCTATGTTAGCTACTGCTATTGGTGTAGGAAATACGGTTCAAATTTGTCCAACTCCAATAATTAAGTGGAACTTAGCTCATACAGCGCGAATACCATTAACTTCTATTGCTCGAACAAGTAATATAGTTACTATAATTTGTGCAAGTTCACATATGCTGAATACAGGGGACATGATAGATCTAATTGATAGCGATAATTTGGTAGATGCTAGTTATGGGCCAGTAACGGTCACATCGTCCAATCAATTAACTTTTTCCTCTATTGCTGCTGATTTTCCAGCTGAAGTTAGTTCTGGTGCCTCTATAATTAAAAGTGGACTTGTTCCTACAAGATATAGATTTGAAAAAATGAATTACAATGGATTAGTTAAATTATCACGACAAGATGGCGAATCTCCACGTTTTACAGATTGTGGTGTAGCTGTTGATGATTATATTGTTATTGGCGGATCTACTTTTAAAGCAAACAATAATGGACGTTTTAGAGTGCTCGCTGTAGATAATAATTCTTTAATAATAGAAAATAGCTCCGCAACTGATGAGTTAAATACAACAGTTCCATTTAATAATAAAAGTTTAGTTGCAACCTGGACAGCTAATACTACTTTTATAACAGGTTCTGCTGGAACATTTAAAAATTTGAATATCGGTGATTGGGTTAAGAAGCCAGAAGATCCAGATTCTTATTATCAACAAGTTGTTAGTTTTACTCCTGGTA